GTAGCCCTCGAGCTGGGGACCATCGACGTGGCGGACCTCGTGGTGGATGCGCGTGGTGAGGCCTCCACCCAGCCACCGCTGGTGCTCGTCGCCTGTCCGAGGGAGCCCACGGACGCCGAGGCCGAGCGGCTCGAGGGGCTGGTCGCGGGCTTCGTGGACGTCACCGCTGAGGACGCAGACGGCGCGCTCCGCAAGGCGGCGCTCTCGGCGATGATCACCAGAGGCCGGTGGCGACCGACGGCGGGGTCGCAGATCGGTTCAGACACCGGGGCCGCGGCCTGTTCGGCGGAGGTCCAGTTATCGGCCGGCTGGCTGCCCTTGACGCGGTAGTCGCTGTAGCGATCGCGCAGGCTGAAGCGGCCTCGAGCGGCTTTGATGTTTTTGCCCTGCACCAGCGCGGTGGCGACGCGCTCGGTCCCGGCGCGCCCGAGCATGAGGTTGCCGTCGGCGTCGCTGGTCAGCAGCAGGCCGCGCATGCGGGCGGCGCGCTCGATAGCCTCAAACCCCGATTCGCCCTGCGCAAGGGTGAAGCTCTTAAAGGGTGCGCCGACATCGGCGCTGGCGCTGACGGTGAGACCGAAAGGGGTGGCCAGGTCGGTGGCGATCTGCAGCAGAGTGCGCTCATTCCACTGACCGGTCTTCCAGACGGCGGAGCAGTCGACCAGGTCGGCGGTTTTGTCGCGGCCGATCACCTGGATCTGATGCTGCTGCGCGTCAAACTGCGGCAGGGTGTCATCGACGTAGCCGCTGATCACCCGCTCGCCGTCGAGGGTCAGGGTGCAGGCGTCCCCCATGGTGATTGTCCAGGGCTGAGCATCGATGGCCCAGCGGTCGCTGACGGTGAGGTCGAAACGGCCGGTGAGCTGCTCGATGGAGCGGCGCACATGGATCTGCTGCCAGCCGCGATAGTTTTGCCCATTGACGTTCAGAACCAGGTCAGTCATCGATCAGCACCTCCAGCGGGTCACCGCCCTGAACAAAACCGGGGTGGGCGATGCCGTTGCGAACGATCAGATCAAGCTCGCGAGCCGGATCGCCATAGAGGCGGTGGGCCAGCACCAGCGCGGGCAATGTGGTCAGCGGGGTGTGCCAGGCCAGCCGGGCCAGATCGGCCCCGCGCACGGCAATGTCCTGCACCAGGGCGACCCGGAGCCTGTCAAGGGCGGTGTAGAGCGTGTCGCCTGCGGTCTCGCTGAGACGGTCGATCTGCGCGGCCAGTTCGTCGCGCAGTGCCAGGGCCTGGTCGAGGCTGTCGTAATCGACCTGACCGGACTGCTGCACGGCGGCGATCAGCGCGCTGCGCTGCACCAGACTGTTGACGGCGGTCTGGTTGTCGGCCTGCTTGATACGACTGAGGGTCACGGTCGGCACGGTGGAATCGTCGTCGCCAAAAGCGAGCAGCTGGCGATAGAGTTCGATCGCCCCGAGGGGCTTCTGCGCCATGGAGCCGAGATCCTGCACCAGGCCGATCAGTTTTAGGGCGAGATCGCCGGGGGCGCGCAGCAGATCGGTGAGGCCGCTGCTGAAATCGTTCAGATCACTGGCCAGACCGGCGGCCAGATCTCCGGGAGCGGTGGTCTGGCGACTGAGCCGATCGAGCGCGGTGGTGAGCTGGTTGAGTTTTGAGGTGGCGCTCGCGGCGATAAATTCCGGGCCAGCGACATCGAAGGTATCGGCAAATTCGGCCACGTTTTGCTCGCTGGCGTCGGTGGCCTGCGCGGCGATGTCAGCGCCGGTATCGGCCTGTTGCTGTGGCAGGGGTTGATCACCGGCACGGACAAAGGTGACCGCAAAGCGGGCCATGCCGCCGTGGCGGGTGCTCTCCTGCGGGCCGTTGACCTCGAGCACGCTGACCCAGATGCGTCCCTGCCAGGGGTGGATCAGTTCGCCGGGACCGGCCTGTTCGAAGGCGTCGATCAGGGCGTCACGGGCGGCCATGTAGTCGGGGCCGACCACCAGCATGTCGAGCTGCAAGCGGCGGCTCTGCTTGCCCAGGTCTTCGGGATAGGGCAGATCGCGGCCGGGGTATTCGTGCAGGGCGACCCGGCGGCCGAGCTGGCCGCTGCCGCTTTTGACCTTGAACGGCACCCCCCGGAACGATCCGGCCTGCATGTCCTCTCGCCAGCTCATCTAGTGGCTCCTCATCATCTGGCCGGTGTCGACGTCGATGTCGAGATCGGGACCGCTGGTCAGCTGCCGGACCGTCGGGCGGCCGTCGCTGTCGATGCTGATTTTCAGTTCGCCGGAGAAGCGGCGGTTCAGTTCGCGGTCGATGGCCTGCACCTGGTAGCTGTCTGCGCCGCCGCCCATGACCATCTGCCGGGCGCGGATCGTCTGCAGGTCCTGGTCGGTTTTGGCGGCGACCTGATGGTCGGTGATCAGCTTGCCGAGGGTACGGCTGCCTGCGCCGAGGCTGGCGGCACCGGCCGCAGGGGCCAGCGGCACGGCGCTGGCGATTCCGGGGACGGCGGCGAGATACTTGATCCCCTTGACGATTTTGGCGATGCCGACGCCTGCAGCACCGATGGCGAGCAGCACGCCGCCAACTTTGATCCAACGGTCGACGGTGGCCGCTTCCAGACTGTTGAGGGCGTCGGTCGCTTCAAGCAGCGTGCCGCTGAGCTGTTCGTCGGCAAACTTACGGAGCGCAGTGTTGACGGCGGAGATCCCTCCGGCGGCATCGTTGGCGGCACGGGCCGAGTCGCGCATGGTCGTGGTGCCGTCGGCCTGCACCTGGATGAACTTCTGCAAACTGTGGACGCTGCCCTGCTGCTGGAATTCGGCACTGGCGGCGTTGAAGGCGCGGATCGCTTCGGCGTCAAAGACGCGGGAGAGGATGGTCTTTTTTCCTCCGGTCTTCTGGATGATATCGACGATCAGTTCGTTGATCGGTCGCAGGACTTCGCGGCCTTCCTTAAGCGCATCAGAATCAAAGACCTGGATGCCACCCTTTTGCAGCATGCCGACCTTCTTGGCGTCGCCCAGGGTGCGCAGCAGCGCTTCGAAGGCGGTGGCGGCCATCTCGCTGGTACCGGTGCCCTGACGGATCACCTGCAGCGCCGCGCCCATCTCGCGGATGGCAGGTACTCCGGTGCGGCCCATGGCGGTGTATGCGGTAACCACCCGGCTGCCGAGGCTGGCCAGATTGGCCAGGGTAAAGGCCCCCTCTTTGCCCTGGGCGTTGAGGATGTCGATCGCTTTGAGCACCTGGTCCGGTGCGCTGATGCCCATCTTCTGGAATTCGGCAAGGATGCCGCCGACGGCCGTCCCATCTGCGCCGGTGCCGCCGATGACCAGGCCGATGTTCTTCAGGTTGTCCTGGGCGAACTTGAGATCGCCGGTTTTCTCGACGATTTGCTCGATGGCGCTGGTGATCTGGTAGGGGTCGACGCGGATCTCGGCGGCGCGGGCAGTTTCGAAGATCTCTTCCTTCAGGGCGGCGATATCTGCCTGGCTTTTGTTGGCCTGGATGCCGAGCCGAGTGAAGCGACGCTGATCGTTGACCAATATCCGCGCCGTACCGACCCCGGCCGCCCCGCCGAGCATGGCGCTGTAGCGGTTGCCGAGGCGGTCGAAGCCACGCAGCACGGTCGATCCGGAACGGCTGAGACCGCGCATGCTGCGGCCGCCGTTGCGTTCCAGTTGCCCGAGGGCGCGCTCGTACTGGCGGGCACGCCGTTCGAGGTTGCCCGCCAGATCGAGAACTATGCTGTGCTTGAGATCGCTCATTGTGTCCCGGTTGTTTTGAGGTTTTGGTCGGGGGACAGTCCCTTTAAGGGCCTAGAGGGACTGTCCCCGAAACGCCTGCGTGTCGGCCAGAAACTTTGACAGCGGCTGGCCGGTGATGTCGCTGCGGGTGAACCCGGTGTGAAATCCGATCAGCCTGACCCCCGGCTCAATCAGCACCTTGACCACCCGCGCCAGGTCGCCCCTGTTTGACCAGCGCCTCGAGGCTGGCCTGCTCGAGCTTGAGGGCTTCGGCCTGCAGCAGGTCAATGTCGGCGGCGCTTTTGAGCCTTTTGAGCTCAGCCAGGGTCAGCGGCCCCGGATGGTCGCCGATACGGACGATCTGGCGGCGCAGGACATGGAAGCCCATTGTCCCCGGCGACGTGACCAGCCGGGGCTCCGGATCACCGCCCGCAGACGGGACCATGATGAGCTTTTCGCTCTCTTCAAGGGCGTCGATCAGATCCTGCGCGGTCGGTTCGCGCAGAGTCGCTTCGGTGTGGACGGTGTCGCCGATCTGCAGGCCGCCGACCAGGGTGACGTTGGCGGTGGCCATCTATTTCATCTCCTCGGCCGCAGGGCCCATAAAGACACACTTGACTTCGCCGCCGTCGCCGCCGGTGAGCTGCGGTTCGCCGTCGTTGTACGCTCCGGCGATGACGTAGCTCTGGCCGGTGTCGCAGTCGAAGGTGAGGGTGACGTTGTCCATCGCCGCAATTTCGGCCAGGCTGGTGTCGCGGCCAAAGGGCGTGGTGCATTCGACCTTGGACCCGCGCGGCGCTTCGCTGAAATCGCCGGTGCCCTGGTCGTGCTCCACCGGGGTGCGGGTGACGCCGCCGATGTCGAGGGTTGCCCCCTTTTTGCTTTCGAACACCTGGCCGTTGGCCTTGATGGTGACTTTTCCGAGTTTTTTAGCCATGTCGTGGCTCCTTTTATGTCTGCGGTTGAGGGGGACAGTCCCTTTAAGGGGCTAGAGGGACTGTCCCCGTGTCCCTATCGCCTTACAGTCTGAACTGAATCTGGTTGGCGAAGATGCGGAACTGGTTGACCAGGTTCGGCGGTGACAGCACGTTGATCCGGGTCGGGTCGCTCGCGTCGATTTCGACCAGCAGCTCGGCCTTGAACTGCGCGCGACCTTCGACCAGGCCGGCGGTTTCCCACTCGACAAACAGGGCGATCAGCTCGGCGCGGATGACGCCGGGGGTGACGATCGCCTGTCCGGCACCAAACGCGGTGCCGTCGCTGGCCAGCTTGTGGCGCGGGTACTTTTGGGTGATGCGCGCCCGCGTTGCGTAGCGCAGGTAGCTGAGCGTGGCCGGGGTGTTGAGGTCGAGATAGCTGGGGTCGCTGACGCCGTAGGCGTTTTCCTGGTACATGGTGACGGCCCGTTCGATGAGCACGCGGCCGCCGGCATCGACGGTGTGGGTGCTGATGCCGTCGTGCAGCAGCAGGTTGCGCTCGCTCAAGGTGCGGCGGCTCCCTTCTGCGGCGGGCAGGATGCCGACCAGCGGCAGGGTCTGCAGCGGACGGGCCGGATCGATGGCGAGGCTGCCTGCCGCCTGGGCGGCGTAGGCGGCGGCCCACTGACAGGGCGGGCTGGGCGAGAGGTCGGTGTCGATGCAGCTGACCAGGTGGCTGTTGCGCCCGTCGCCGAAGGTGACCGTGGCGGCATGGCTGCCCCGGTAGGCGGTGAAGGCGAGCCCGTCGATCTGGCGCAGCGGTCCCCAGCGGTCGAGCAGTTCGGTCTCGAGGGCGGTGAGGTTGGCGGCATCGGTCCAGGGCATGACCAGCTGGGTGAACCATTCGTCACCGAGGGCGGCGATGGCGGTGGCGATGTCCGGGTTGCCGCTGCCGCCGGACATGGCGGCAAAGGTGACACTCAGCCCGGCGGGCAGTTTTTCGCCGAGGTAGTAGTTGGTGCGCAGGTCGATGT